GTGGGTGATATCTGCTTCGCGGGCGGCAACGTGAAATTCAACCAGAGCGGCGAGAACAACTACACACAGGCGCGGGAGACCATACCCGTGGGGTATCGTCCAGCGGAAACGTCGAACGTTCCCATCGCCGTGTTCGGCGGCAACACCACGTTCATCCTCTACGGCGAGCATACGGGCCGTGTGGTCATGCTCGGCAATCCGAACAGCGCGTACGCGGGATGCACCGGCGTATGGAGGACCGCCGACCCGATGCCCGCCGCATAGCTTCGGGACACTGGCTCAGGCGGTTGCACTGTCTTGCAGTGACCCCACGGGTCATAGCGCGTATGAGACGGTCATGCCGAACGCGTTCGTGCCCTGCGTGCCGCCCTGATTGGCGTAGGTCATGGTTCCGTTCGCGTTTACGTTGATGGTCTTCTGGTTGGCCCCGTCGCGTCCGCCGTAGGAGAAGTTCAAGTTCATCGGGGGACGCCATCCTTCGGGCAGAGTGCCGAACGTGCTGCTGTTCCAGGAGCCGGAGGCCGACGACTTCCAGTCGATTCGCAACGTCACCATCGGCCCGGACCTATAGCCCTTAACGGTGCCGTAATTGCCACTGATGAGGGTCGTGACATCGGTGCGGGTTAGGGAATCCCGTTCAGGCTATTAGGGCTCGTTCCCAGAGGCGTTGCGCGTCTCGCAAAGCCGTGATATCCGGTTTGAGGTAGTACTTCGCGGTGGTTTTGATATCGCTGTGGCCGAGCATTTTCGACACGATGGCGATATCCGCTCCCGCCGCCAGAGTGTTCGTCGCCCATGAGTGGCGCAGGTTGCGTGCGGGCACATGCGGCAGATCATGCCGCTTGCAGTAGGCCTTGTATTGGCGTGCGGCTTGCGGCGGGGTGAGGGTGCCGATGAGTCGGCCCCCCTCGCGTGGCCTGAGCTCGCGCAACCGTTTGACCGCGAAGCACGGCAACGGGAGCGTGCGGCGGGACAGTTCGGTTTTCGGCGGCACGACGGCCTCATGCCCGGCGACCCATTGCAGGCCACGCTCCACGTGCAGGACACCGCGCCGCAGGTCGAGGTCGCCCCATTCGAGCCCGTATCCCTCTTCGGGCGGAGTCCGCATGAGACGGCACAGATAAGCCACGCCTCAAGCAGATGACCGTAAAAGCCCCGCAACAGCGTGCGCTGCTGGCGGATGGTCAATATTCGCGGCTCGTAATGAGGTTTGGCCGGCAGTTGGATGTCGCGTCTGGTGATGTCCACGTCCAACAGGTTCCAGCGGATAGCCCGCCTGAGTATCGCGCGCAATACGGCCCATGCCTTGCGCGCGGCTCCCGCAGTGTCGAAATTCGCAAGCCATTTGTCCACTAGCTCCACGCTTATCGCGTCCATACCCATGCCGCCGAAGCATGGCATGACATGCAACCGCCACGCCGACTCATAGCCGACACACGTGGACTCACGCAGATTCGCCGTGCAATGCGGCCAAAACCGGTCGTTCCAAAACTCTCGTAACAGCATTTTCAACCTCCAAAACCCACACGCCCGTTGGCCTATCCAACGGGGACGAACGTGTGGGTTTTACCCACCGTAAAGGAGCTTTCCAATGTCTTTGCTCACTCACATCGTCGATTGGCTCGTGCCTTTTATCTGTGGCGGCGTGGCCACGGTTTTGGGCCTGATGTGGCGATGGGGCAAAGCCATGGTCAACGGGCTGCGCGAGCTCCTGCTCTGCCAGTTGGAGGACCTGCGCCGCGAAATGGTCATCGAGCACGACGGGGTGGCGGACGAGGACCTCAAATCACGCTCCCAACGCCTCTACGACAGCTATCACAGCCTGGGTGGCAACGGGCACGGAACCGCTCTCAACGAGGACATCCAATCCGCGCCGATAGCGCCACGACAGTCCTGACCCACGACCGTGGGCCACAAAACAATATTCACCTCAGAGAAAGGGGAAAAATTGGTTAAAAACAAGGACAAGCCGTGGTGGAAGCGTCTGCTCGCCAAGATCACGGCCCTAGTCGCCGCCGTCTGTATGATGCTGCTTCCGGCGACCGCGCACGCGGACATGCAGGGCGTGGACATGAGCAACTGGCAGTGCGGCGCGGACGTGTACAACATGCAGGCCGATTTTATCGTGGTCGGCACCACATGGGGCACGGGACAAGTCAACAACAACTGCTTGGTGTCCGGCGTCAACACGGACGCCAACCGCATGATCGCCCAGGCACAAGCATCCGGCAAGCGATTCGGTTTGTACCATTACGCCATGGGAGGCAACCCGGAGGCCGAAGCCCAATTCTTCTATCGCAACACGTCGAACTATTGGCGTCACGGCATCGTGGCGCTCGACTGGGAGATGGACGACAACCCCGCATGGGGCAACTGGGACTGGGTACGCCGCTTCATGGGTGAATGCGAACGGCTCTCGGGCGGCGTCAAGCCGCTGCTCTACACCGGCCCCGTGGCCGGCACCATCCCCGGCGACATCCGCAGCAACTACGGCCTGTGGATCGCCCAGTACGCGAACATGAGCCCGACCGGCTACCAGGCCAACCCGTGGATGCTGGGCGCATACGGCGAGGCCATGCGCCAGTACTCCGGTACCGGCGTGGTCAACACGTGGAGTCCGATTGACCTCAACATTTTCCGTGGCGAGGCATGGCAGTGGGATTTGTACGCCAATCCCACCGGCTCCACAGCCCCGGCCCCGGCAACGCCCGCGCCCGTGCAGCCGAGCACTCCCCCGGCCAACACCAACACGGGTGGCATCAGCCACGTCATGCAATGGGGAGAAACCATCTGGGGACTCGCCGTAGCCCACAACGCATGGCCGTTGTCCGCATGGCACACGCCTTCCGGTGACATCAACCGCTACTACGTGGGCGACGTCGTAACCTACGGCGGCGGCTCCACAACCGCGCCGTCCCACGGAGTCTCCAAGGTTCTTCAATGGGGCGACACCGTATGGGAGTTCGCCACCTCCCACGGCTACAACGTCAGCCAATGCACGGTACCCTCCGGCAACATCAACGTCTACTATCCCGGTGACGTGGTGACCTGCCGCTAAAACCAACCGATGCCGCCACCCGCTTGACCGGGTGACGGCATCACCCCATCATCATCCCTTATTGATCGGAGCAAACATGACCGACAGCAAAAACACGACCGACACCGGCGAAACGCTTCCCGGCGTCGATGTGAGCGACTGGCCCGAGACGGCCGACGTCACCCATGACGTGCCCGACTGGCTCATCCCCAGCCGCGTCTACGACATCCTCAAATGGCTCGGCCTCATCGTCCTGCCCGCACTCGCCCTGTTCGTGGGCACGGTCGGCCCCGCATGGGGCTGGCCTCACGTGGACGCGATAGTGACCACGCTCAACGCGCTCGGCATCCTCGCCGGCGCGCTCATCGGCGTCAGCGCCATCAAACAACGCCTCGACCGCGCCGCATAA